AGTCGTGGTCCAGCCCACGAACACAAGCGTTGAAAAGAGAGCGGATGATTTCCTCTCCATCCTTAGCGTTTTTCATACTACGAAGCTTTCTTTCTTCCGCAAAAGTAAAGGGGCGAATCTCTACAAACTCTTCACATTGAATGTATGCCTTTCCTCTGGAGGGCAAAGAAACCCGTCTCCAGGCTTGAGTAGTTTCTACATTCACAAGAAGACTCTTAAGAGCCTCTGCGTAGGTAGTGTCTACGACATCGACAGTCTTAGCCTCACTCACGGGCGCTGGCGCAGTAGATACCTTAGCTGGTGGCTCGGGGGTTGGCTCTGGCTTCAAGTTCTCTAAATCAACAGACGAGTTGGGGTCTAGACCTGCCTTTTCCATATGCGTTCTGGCTAGGTCAATTAGTGATTTTTCTTCGCTCATAATTTTTTAAGATAGCTGCTATCTTTTACTATAATAGTAAAAAGTGATTAGAATTTCTGTAAATAATAGTTTTTCTGTTTTACAGACGGACAACAAAAAACTGCTGTCAACACTTCAACAGAAATATTGCGCCAAAGTTCCTGGCTACCAATACTCTTCCGCTTACAAAAGAGGGGGTTGGAAGGGCGAGAAGTATTTCTTCTCTGCCAAAACCGGGAAGTTCGGTACAGGTCTGCTTTCTTACATTGAAGAAGACCTCAACTATCTAGGCATTCCGTATGAAATAGAGGATTTTCGCAACGCAACCCACAACGACAGCATCACGCTCCCTCAGGTCGATTTTAGAGCCTACCAGAGCGATTTAATCCATAAAGCCCTGTCCGAGAAGGGTTGTATCATAAAGTCGCCCACAGGCTCTGGAAAGACCGTTGTGCTAGGAGGTCTGATAAAGGCTCTTGAAGACAAGACAGGTCTCATCTTTTTCACAAAGAAGCAGCTTCTGTACCAAACCTATGAACAGCTTCGAGAATGGGGGTTTGACGTGGGTCTCGCTTTTGGTGATGGTGTTATCATTAAGCCAATCACTTTATGCACTATTCAATCCATCGACAAGGTTCTGGATAGTCACCTACAACAGTCTGAGTTCATTATTTTTGATGAGGTCCACGAGTTTGGCAAAGGAAAGGTAGCGTCAAAAGCCGTTAAGTCATTTCCGAACGCTACGTACCGCATCGGCATGACCGCCACGGTTCCGACTGACCCGATTAGTAAGCTTACTCTTATATCTGGGCTAGGCAAGGTAATTGAAGAGGTTGACGCCAAGGAGCTTGTGGAGATGGGCTTCCTCACCGAACCTCTGATTCAAATTATTCCAGTAAAGGATACAACGACCATTGAGGATACGGAACTTTCGTATCGGGAAATATACGAAAAGTATATTACAGATAACGAACTTCGGAATACTATGATTGTTGAGCTTGTCAAGAAGATTTCCGAAAAACCTTCCCGAACTCTGATTATCGTGAAGGACTTGAAACACGCGGAGATTCTTCACGAGCTTCTCCCAGGGTCTCTTAAACTTGAAGGCAAGGACGATATCGTTTCCCGCAAGAAAACCATTGAGAAGTTTGCTAGCTCAGAGAAGGCGGTCCTGATTGGAACAACAATTATGCAGACTGGAATCGACATTCCTGAGATTACCCATCTTGTCAACGCGAGGGGTTTGAAGTCTGAGATTGCCACGATTCAGGCGATGGGTCGAGCTTTGCGAATTCATAAATCGAAACAAAAAGTATTCATCTTTGATTTCTTTGATAAAGCTCCCTATCTACAAAAACACGCCAAGGAAAGGATAAAGTCCTACAAATCTCTTGGTATGGAGATACAAGAATGAAAAACGTCAACGAAGAAACTCGAAAACTAAATCAGTTCACCCCAACGGCACTTGAGCGTATCAACGTCATCGAGGACCGAATTCGGAGAATCAAAGAAAGCAACAAAGTCGAAGAGCAAACAATAAAAGACCTCGATAACTTAATATACGAGGTCTTAGTATTGCGTTCTGGTTTCGTTCAGAACCTAATGAACTGGATGAAGCAAGGGTATACTATCGATTAGTCTTCCTCTACTTCTTCTTCATCAGGGTCGTCATCGTCTTCCAAGTCAAAGTCAATATCCTTTATAGCTTTTTCGATGTCGGAAACGAGGTCACGGAAATCCTTATCCTGGGCTTCGTCAGCAGCCATCTCCGCCTGTTCGGCTTCTGATTCTTCGGCGGCTGCTTGAACCTCCTCCTCGGCTGCTTGAACCTCCTGCTCGCTTTCTACTTCAGTCTCCGCTTCAGCCTCTGCGACGCCTTCCTTACGAAGTTTCGCTAGGTCTTCGCCCTCGATTTCACCGTCGCCGTCTACGTCAAGTTTCTTCTGCTTCTTGGACAGCTTCTTTTTGCAGTCGTCACACTCGTCGTCAGACTCATTGCCGCCAGTGTCGGACATCTTGTCGTCGTCACCGTAGTACTGAGCTTCATTGATACCATCAGCGAGGTAGTCCCCGAGCTTCTTCATATCAAAGTTTTCGCGGATATCTACGACATCGAACTTAGCCTCTTGCATAACATCGCTCATGGTGTTCGCGACATCAAGAACCTGTACGCCACCCTTCTTTTGTAGGGTCTGAGAGAACTCCTTGAGGACATCACATAGAATGCCTTCCTCCATGGACTCAGCCATCATGCCCAGCACCTCGGATTGAACCTCGGCAAGACCCTTGAATGAAGGAATGAATTTTAGGCTTTGGATGTTGACGCCGTAAGTCTCATTCAGATGGTCAAGAACTTGGGTTTTAAGAGGCTTTTTAAACTCGTAAATCTTGTTCACGAACTCCTTGATATCCTTTTGTGTGAGAGTGCCTGGGTTGGTAACCTCAAAAACGGACTCCATAAGAGCAATAAGGTCAATTTTGTTTGAGAGGGCAAGGTAAGGAACCTCTTTAACGGTCTCGCGAATAGCGCTCTTCAGAACCCCATCAGTTGAGTAGATGTGAGAAGCGAGAGTGCTAATCGCGTCACTGCTAGCCCAGACTTGGTTGAAAGACTCTCTAGCCTCAATAAGCTCTTTACGTACTAGTTCCTTTTCACAAACCATTTCGTATAGAGTCTTCTTGCTGTTAGAAGGAATAACAATGTACTCGTCTCCAAGATTCTCAAGAGTGAGTTTGGGCAAGTCGTAAGTATCCCCGACAACCTTTGACAGGCGAAGACCTTCTACAAGCTTCTGGTTCTTAGACAGTTCCTCTTTGTTTTCCTCAAGGAAGTTCTGGAGCAGCGGAAGAGCCTCAACAAACTTCTTGTAGCTTTTGGTCTCCTTGATGTTGTAAGTCTCCCCGAAGCGTTCTGACCGCTTGTGGAGCTTCTTGCGGCTCTCCTCAATCTTGGCTCTCATAGTGAAAGCATCAAGTACCGAATCGAAGGAAGCCTCCGCCTTGTCGTAGCGGTCAGACACCAACGACTGCACAAAGTCAGAGACGCGACCTTCAACAAGAGTGTCTACACAATCATCCGACATGATTTTGTCTAGGTTTTCTGTAACAAAGTTTGCAAAGGTAAGCTTACCTTTAACTTCTTTGTACTCACATGAGATAAGATGATTTCTTTCACTAATGTAAGTAACCTTTCCATTGGCATCATCAATCTCGTAGACGGTTAGGTTTTCCCGAAGTCTGCGACCTAGGTAGTCACCAGCTTCAGTTAGACGAACGAAACTCTTGTTTCTGTTATTGAAAAGGTTCTTGAAATTCATGACAGTTGATAGTCTAGTTTTATATAGATGTGTGAAAAGCGTTATTTTAACTATTTACCTTGCTCTTCGGGTGGTGGTGGCGCAGCAGGAGGTTGTTCTGCTCCAGGCGCAGCCCCAGGCGCAGCAGGTGCAGCCCCAGGTTCAGGTGCAGGAGGAGCCTCTAGCTCTTTCTGCTTTTTTTCCAAATCATTCATATCGTAGAAATTCTTGTAGATGTACTCGTTTGAGAAAAGGTCAAGACCTTTCACCGCCTGTACCACGCGGGTCTTTTGTTCGGCAAGCTCAAGCTTTCTCTTCTCGCTGAGGTCTGAGGGAGGTGCAAGCTTAATCTCCATGTTTGCGTAAGTGGACTTAGGGAAATTACGAATTTGGAGGTGACGACGAATAAGGTCGGTCAAACCAACTTCGGCGTCTCTCTGCACACGCATAACAGCCTTCGCAAACTTGGCATCCAACTGTGATAGGTTGGCTTTTCTTTCTGGCGACTTGTCCTTCTCGACAATGAAGTCCTTTGGAATTTTCATTGCGGCGAGAACCTTATCGCGGAAGTAACGAACATCATCGATATCTCCGAGGTTCTGAGCGCCAGGAAGGGTCTCAATCTTTGTACCTCCTTGCTTACTTACAGGAACGAAGAAATCTTCCTCGGCAGAGATTGGGTTGTAGCGTTCATCTGCGTTTCCGCTGTCAGTGTTGTAGAATTTTTCTTTCTTGAACTTCGCCTTAATACGCTCCATGAACCTCTCTACTTTGTTCTGAGGTAAGTTACCAGTGTCAATGTAGAAGATTCTTCTTTCGGGCGCTCTATGGAGACGGTAGATAAGCATCGCGTCTTCCATCATTCTAAGGGATTTCCACGCACGAACACCCGGCGCACAAATAGATTTGCCGTAAGGATAGTAGTTCGAATCCGAAGTATGAATTCTAAAGTGAACAAGCTGTTCCCGGTCAAGCTCAATTGTGTTTTTGCGGTCATACCTACCCATCGAGGTTGATTGGTCGTTGACAGAACCTGGAACCTCCTGACGGAACCCCTTGAGGTAACCGAACTTATCTTCTCGACGGTAAATGTAAGCAGGGTTGAGAATCTTGAGTCTCTGAATACCTGCTGTTGGGTTGTTCATATCGACGATGTTCTCGACAAAGCAGTCACCGTATTTGCACATGTTACGGATAATGTCCCACAAATACTTATCAAGGTCTGTTGTCTTCACAAAATCCTGAACAGCATTCTTGACCTCTTGTGTCTCAGTGACGACATTAATCATTGTCCCGTCAAGGTGAGTCTGAGTAGAGTCATCGGCGTAGATATCGATAGCGGCACCAATCTCAGGGTACTCGTCCATCTTCTCGTAGTCGTTATAACGACGCCGACGTTGGTACTCGACCTGAGGGAGTTTAACGTTTCCCCGGACCATTCCTAGTGAGCCAGTGGAAGCACTCTCTTCTTCCGCGTCTGCCACCTTGATTACATCACCCCGAACTGGGTTTACTGTAACAGGACGACCTACTTTTCTTTTCGTTCCAAAGAAAGATTTAAAGAATGCCGCGAACTTACCTGAGAGAGGTGGACCCTCTCCATAGGTATTAGCTCCTGGAAATTCTGTGAACCCTGCGTTCTCGTCAAGGCGTTCGTCGTTTTTATCGTCTAAACCCATTTTCTATAATCTTCGTACTCTTGATTGTATGTACCCCTAGAAAAACCCGGAGCTTGCACATTTGTTCCAGGTTCCATAAGGT